TGCCACTGTTGTAGATCATCATTAATAGGGAGGGATACAATAGCTCCTGTTACTAGGTCTAACCAAGACTGATCTGTTTGATTTACTGCAACAGCGCCAAGACCGGTACTAAGTCCAATCTCTTGTTCAAAGTTATACTTTATTAAAAATGTACCTGTCATATTACCTGAAAATGTAAGATTAGTCCCCTGAAGCATTACCATTGGAGCCCCTGGATAAAATGTCGTATCTTTAGACATAACCTGAAACTTAGCCCTAGGCTGTAGTGTAGTAGGATCTGCCAAATAAACTGACAGTAACCTAGTCATTCTTCCTATAGACGTCCAATGAGTACTATTAGTTGTCATGTTAGGATTGGCACCCATAATAGATGGTGTTCCCAAAGCGGTTGCTGGATTACCATTAGGGAAGGGATCATCTGCCTGTGCTAAGTCATATTGAATCTGGTTAACAACCACAATGGGAGTAACTCTCTGAATGGTAGAGGGCGAATATTCATTAACCATGTTCCTAAACTCAGCATAACCTAACTTACAATATAACGCCACATCTGCTTCTGATAGAAATGAACTATCAGGTTCATCACAGTATCGTCTGAATAGGGTGGCAACTTCATCTGTTAACATTTACAGTCTCCCTTTATTGGACATTAACGCTTCTGATCCTCTAGCCAACTGTCTCTCCGCTCCTTCAAAACTACCAGCTAGTTTAGCCATCCCTAGATTGCCTTCTATCTGTTGAGCCTGAGCCTGTTTAGATTCTTGTGTTAATACAGCACCAATCTGATCCTTAGTCTGTTCAGGTGAAACATCTCTGGGGAATACCTTATCCATTGCTTGTTGTTCCTGTCCTTCTTGGGGAGGAAGTCCAGCAGATTCAATGGCTACATACACATCTCGGATATAATCTTGTGTTTCTTCTTTAAGAGAATAATAATCTGATTGTTTCATAAAACCACCAAAGACTTCCTTAAACACTGCCAAGTCATCAGTTCTAAATATTTCAATATCATATCCAAGCTTGGATGCATCCAGTAGTTCCTGAGCATGTGCCATTGATTCCATTCTCTGAACAACAAATCTATTACCTGTTTTATAGGATAGTTCTTTAAGTGCTTCCTCAGGAGGAAGTAGCTTCATCTCATAGAGTTCAAGGATCTTAGCATCCCTGTCTACTGCTTCTGACCTATATAAACTGCCAGTCTCAATAAAGATCTCAGGGTTATCATCTAGATCAGTATTCTTTAACTGTTTGAAAACTAACTTACCAACACCATCCATCATACGAATCATTCGATCTTCTTTATAATAGATCTTCATAAGACGAAGAACTGTTTGGGCTACCTTACCCACAGCTAGTTCCATAGCCAACTGAGATACACCCAGTTGACCCATATCTTGTCCTGAAAGGGCTTCAATAGCCTTACCTGAGGATATACCTACAGCTCTCTTACCTAAGCTTGTAGAGTGAATCCCTGATATATCCATCATCTCTGACTGAAGTCTAGAGATATTATCAAATACATGTCCAGGTAGGGGAGCAGCCGAGATTTGTTCTGGTTTTCCACCAGCTGGGGTATAAAATACCTTTTCTCCTGCTCTACCACTAATAGCCTGGGGATTAACACCACAAGTTTTAGGAATAAGCCACTTAGGGTTAGACATTAACTCAATATTTTGTAATACCTGGGCTCTAGACTTGTTATATAACCACTGAATATCTACCAGTGGTGAAAGAACTCCTATTCCCCACAGCTTTCCAGGTACCTCTGTATATTTTACAATCTCTATAGGAATATATCCTAATGGATTTTCACCTTGGTACAGATAAGTATCTCCTAGAAGAATAGCATGTTTACCATCTTGCCAATAAACTTCAAATACTTCCACTCTGTTAGCTGGAACACTAGCATATGTGGCTTCTCCAGGTCTTTTTGCAGGGTCTAGAGAATCATTAGCCTCATCAATAAACTTCTTATGTTCAGGAAAGGTCTTTTTAAGTTGCCATCGCTTAACATGTCTTCGAATAGCAATGAAATCTGATTCAGATGGCTTATCAACAAAGGGTTCAAAGACTAAATCATAGGGATTAATAACTTCTGTTTTAACTTCTCCATCATCTGGATCCAAATAAGAGTGTAATCCAATGGTACCGCAAGATAACAACCAAGCAAATGCTTCTGAGATTGTTTCTTTAACCGAATCTTTCATCCAGTAGTATTTTAGTGTAAGCTCAGATACTTGTGCCTTAACAATATCTTCAGTAGAAGCAGAAGCGGGAGTAACTGCAACTGAGGGATAAGTTGTCTGTAGTTTAGAAAGAAGATTTCTATAAATATTTAACAAAAGATTAACTGTAATCTTCCATTGAGTATTTGTTTTAGATGTATTGACATATCCTCTAGAGGTATTATCCCAAGTAACCCACTGCCTTCCCTCTAAAAATAACAATGTTAGATCCCATACCTTGGACTCTGTATTTTTTCTGTAGTCAGATGTTTGAATCTCTTTAATAAAAGATTCTGGGAAGTCTAGTTGTTCATCTTTCATATTTTATCCCTTAGCCTTAAGTGCAGCACCTTTCGGTGCCTTTGCAGTTAGTTTAAGGATCATATCTTGTTCTTCAACATCTAGTCCATCCATCCCTAACTCATCATACTTAGACATTAGGTCGGTAGCCTCGGCAGCCTCGGCAGCCTTACTAGCACCGATCGCTCCCTTACCTGTTCCATATAATGACGCTGCATTTGTTGCAACTGCCCCCATATCACCTTTCTCAAATCCCTCTACAGCCCCTGTAACACCACCCTTTACAGCAAGAGCGGTAGTTGGTTCACCAGTAAGTGCGAGGGTACCCGCTGCAGCGCCCCAGCCGATGATATCACCCCAAGCTGAAGCCTCCTCAGACTCAGGATTATTTTTGTCGATCAACACTTGTGCAGCGTCTGACCTAGTTTTTTCTGTGAAGGCACCACCTTTTTTATTACTTTTTTTAGTAACATCTACGTGTTTTCCCATCTTAATCTCCCATGTGGTTATGATGTGTCTCTAAGACACTTTCAATAGGAGTTATATAACCCCTGTAGTATTCTTTTTTCTCTTCTAGTTCAAGCTTCTTTAGGTTTATGACGATTAGTATGAGGTAGGACCCCAATCCAAGCAGAGAGGTTAGAAATAAACCGATTATGATAAGTAATATTTGCATAAACAAAAAGGTGCCTAGAAGACACCCTCCACCCTTACCTAGGTATTCCTACCTTTAAGGACAGAAGATGCCTTCTACACACCAAAAACTCTATAGAGTGAGCCCTGTAATAATACTGTTAGCATTAGGACGTAAGCAGACTATCTCATAGTACCACTTATAGAATCCTTCCCAAGCATCAACGATGCCTACACGGGAGAGAACGTTACCATCTGCATCAGCAAACTTACCAGACTCAAGCTCAGTCATCTTCCAAGTCTTAGTATCAAGCAGAATCAGAAGACCATTATCACAATGACGTGACGTCTTTACCGGTATACCAGCATAGCTGAAGCCTGTAAATCCACCATCTGCATTACCAGCAGAACGATTAGCATCCATTTGGACATTTGCCTGAAAGAGAGCAGCCAGACGAGTTCTTTGCAGAGGACTCATTAGGATGACATCAGGACTAGTATCAGAAGCTAGGGTCTGACGATCCATTGCTGACTGAATCAGCTCAAGGGCAATGCCTGTGCGAGTGTCATCGGCAACATTAGTGCTTAACATATTAGACACAGTTCCAACCTGCGCACCATTTCCACATTGTAGAGCAGCACCAACGTTAGCAGCACCTGGCGCTGCCACCGTGACACGACCCACTCCGAAGTGCGTCGGATCTGCCAGGTTGGCATAGATTCCACTAGGTTCAGAGGCAGTGCCTAATGTTAATGCACCAGCAGCATTCAGAACCAATGCACAGGGGATGATGAGGTTCGCTGGATCCCTAGGGAATGCAGCAGCCATGACGACACCCGCTGTGAGTTCAAGTGTACCCAAGCCTACGCCAGTTACTTCAGCAGCACCAATGGTTGCATATGTGTCCATTCGAACAATATCAACCTGATCTGCACCAGGAGCGGCAGCCACCAATAAGGCAGCCTTTGCAACATCACCATCAAAGGTAACATCAGTAGCAACAGCCGCAGCCAATAGATTATCGTGAGTGATAAATCCGATTGTGGATCCACCAGAAATCGCAGCACGGTTAGAGGCATTTTTAATGTCAGCGACGAGACGATTCATCTCACCATCAACCCAACCCACAAATGAGTTGGCGCCTCCCTTACCAGCAGCAGACATTGCAGGACCAGTAATCTGGAAGCGACCATATAGGAACGCAGCCGAGACGACCAAGTTTGCATAGCCCTGTTGAGATGCATCTACAGGACCTAAGGTCCCATCAGCAGGTCCAGGTAGGTTCTGCCCTTCAGCAACATAACCTACGTTAGCATTGCGGGAAAGATGAACGGGGATAATAACCTGTCGACCATTCCAGTCGACAGATGCTTTCTCGAACATGTCACAGACGAGGGTTTCCTCGTTAAGTTGGTCCTGGATAGGACCGAGATAAAAGTTTTTAAGTACGTTGGAAAACGCTCCAACACCAGTTGTACCAAAATCAGCAGCCATTTTATTTTCTCCTTATAGTTGTTATAGAACTAAAATAGTTTATTATTGCTTAAAGCTTTCTTCAAAGCCAATGAGGCATCCTTGAGTGTTTTAGGGGCTGCATCTGGTTTCATATTCGTTCGAGCAGGGGATGTGCCTTTACCAGACTTCACACGAGGTGGAGGTGTGGGGGCATTATCACCAAGATAGCGAGATATCGCATCTTCCTGGATTCCTGATATGAAGGTATGATATTCTTCAGCAGCTTTATTTAAATCAACACTAGGATCCTTAACGACTGACTGTAAAAGATATTGTTCAGGGACAGATGGATATTGTTTAGTAATAGAATCAAGCTCAACACGCAAAGATCTTTCTTCTTGTGCAACTTCAAACTTATATAAACGATCGTTCAGACTTTGATACTGACCTTGCCATTCAGCAGGGGCATCCTCTTCAGCCAGAAACTCATCCAGCCATGAATCTTCTTCTTTTACAGACTGTTGAGGAACTTGTTCATGGGATTGTTGCAGAGCTTGAAGCTTCTGTTCAAGGGACGATAGCTGAGTCTTATACCCAGCTGCCTCTGAACGAAAGCTATTTCTTGCTTCTAAAACATTCTTAAAACGGTTATATGGAACAGCATGTCCTTTTGGATCATTGTCTGGCTGAACCTTTGGTTCCTCAGGGTCGGAAGCTTCTTCTGGTTTAACGTCAACTTTTTTCACTTCCTCTGCTTCTTCGGGTTGGCTTTGACTCTCCTGAATCTCACCACCTTGGGTTGCATCTACTGAAAGAATATTAGACGAGGGCTCCTCAAACTGGTGACCAATGGACTCCAGCATCGCAGCTTTTTGCTCTTCATCAAGCATATTATTATCTCCTTTACGTCACAGGGACGAATGTTAACAGGGTTTTAAGATCCCAGAATCTGTGTTAATGTGACATTGGGGCTTCATCACCCATAGTGTCTGTAGGATGGTCATAAAACTCATCCTGATGTTTCTTATACATTTTGCCAGTTGAACATTCCCAGTTAAGTTGTTCTCTAACACCTGTAGGTCTATGTTCTCTCTGAACTTCCTGTTCATAGTCACTAACCTGATCAAGCCCCATTAGAGCCAGACCACAGGCAATAACCAAGTCATCGTGTTTTCCCTTGTCTGCTTCAGGTCTTCCCTGATCATTATATATAAATGTATTCATTTCTGATTTAAGATTCCAGCATACTGGATCTAAGTGTTGGGAAGCAACCCACTGGTGCAGCCTGGAGAGGAGCAAAGGGCGAGACTGTTTTGTTGTTGAAAAACCAAGTTGTTCGGTCCAGCGGTCAGAGATCTTATCATACTTCGTTCGGCGGTACATATGAACCACACCATCTTCACGAAGGTTCTCTATGACGGCTAGTCCATACGAGTTGGACTCAACAACCACCAGTGGGTTGTATTTCTTGGTGGCAATAAGAACCTGTTCTGAAAAGCTTCTTAAAGACACACGATCATAAAAGGTCGCCACGACCTCGGATTTTTCTCTGTTTGTCACATCCAAGATGCAGACTGCTGAATAGTCTCCATTGGGTGACCCTGAAGCTGTATCAACTCCAGCAATATATGTTCTGTATTTTTGTGGTTCTTTATACCACTGCCAACCAATCTTAACATGATGTCCAACCTGAAATGTAATGGGGAAGAAAGGCTTACCTGAAGTTACAAAGGCAATATCAGCTGAGATAGGATACTCTTGATTAAAAGTATTCCAGTTGTTTAGACACTTACCTCTAACTGTCTTGGCTAACCAGTTGGCTCTTTCATCTGATAGTTTATGGAGTTTTATATATTCTAGTTCAGGTGCAAGGAACTTGACCTTCGTATCAGATAAGTATCCAGGATCATCAACCCATGAAATAAATAGTTTGCTAAAACCGTTTTTATCATTCCAAATATCCATGGCATCATTAATACCATTAGCGGTTGTCTCAAGTATTATGTCTGCATTGGGGGTTGCCGTTTGGAAGACCTGCTGAACAGTACTCTCAATATTATCATAAAAGGCAAACTCAGAGCAATGAATGCTATTATAAGTGCTGCCTCTGAAAGATGCAGAAGAAGCCGAACCAACCCTGATATAACCACCATGAAAAAAGACCATCTCATTAACATTGGAAGCTTCTGTTTTAAACTTAAGAAACTTGGGTAAAGAATCATAGTATCTCCTATAGATCTCAAAGATGACCTTAGCAGCATCTCTGGTGTGAGCTATCACTGCTACCCTATGGTTAGGATTAAATAAAGCCTTGTGGAACAGTCTAGCTGCAATAATGGTTGTTAAGCCTAACTGCCTAGCCTTGAGAGTATATGTCCATGGATTCTCTTTAAGATTATATAGGAATCTTTGTTGAGCAATATTCGGCTGTAAAAGAATCAGGTTACCAGCTTTATCAACTATCTTAAGATAAGTAGTACAGAAGTAATCAAAGTCAGCTGCACACTTGGCTATCTCTTTATTTAGTTTGGTTTTGGTATTCTTATTCATAAACGGGTTTACTAAAAATGGACTGGATAATATAGAGACGGTATTGATAATATATCAAAACCCACAATACATTTTACTTGTGTACTAAGTGTGGGTTTTGATATATTATCAATCTTTATCATACTAATATTTAATATTCTCTTATACATATAATAATCTTTTAATCTACTATGACATATCAATCATTATAATATTATCTTCTTTTTCTTCATAATCATATATATCTATTATCTTTATATCCCTATAACCTATATCCCTATCATCCCTATTACTCTTATCACTCTTATCATCTATACAATCCCAACCAAACCTTGACGGCTGAGGAACATACATATATAAATACTCTATCACCCTTCCTCTCCTTTCTTTGCTAATATATCTAACAACTCTTTCTCATAATCTCCTACATCATCACTTCTATTTACATCTAATAACAACTTGATTGCCTCTAACTTTACTCTACTACGATTAGCATAGTGTTTAGTAGAATCATCATCAGCAGTATCTAGCAACAGTTGTAATATTAAACTTTTTATATCATCATTACTTACATCATCTGTAGGCAGTGCAGATATCAAACTACTCAACGTATTAATATTATTACTCTTTTTACTCATTTATCATCCCTAAACCTTACCGTAGACATTTTTACCCGTGAATAGCATAACATAACCCTAGATTCTACTGATAGAGTATTTATATATGTATGTTCCTCAGCCGTCAAGGTTTG